CAATATAGATAAAAGAATTGTATTTTTGTATGTAAATAATTTCCTTATCATCAAGTTCTTCGACAGGACACTCCTCAATAATATCAAAGTTGAAATTATCAACACCATATTTTCTTAAAGCTCTATAAAACGGCGAATTATATTCATGGCACTTTTCGTTATTACAACAACTTTTATGATGGTTCCATCGGTCTAAGATATTTACACTTTGACCTATATAAATTTTTCCATTAACTTTGTTAGTGATTTTGTATATTCCACAAATTTTTTCTTTTCTCATTTTCACACCTTATGTGGATATCATATTAGCTAAAAAACATACCATTTATAATGTCATCGTCATGATTTTTTAAATATGATTTCGTGGTATCGCATGATTCGTGATGCGCAAAAATCTGTATCTGCTCTAATGGATATTTTTTGGGGTTTCCGTCTTCGTCAAATAATCTGGTATCAGTACCTTGAGCTAGACATTCCAATCTACTATGTCTCATTGTATGCGGGAATATATCGCATTCTTCTCCACGAACCTCTGATAAGACTTTAGAAATAGAACATATCCTATCATAAATCGCATCATAGCTTATAGGAGTTTTGTTATCCCCGCTCCCTTTTATCCACAACGAATCAATATTATCGTCACCGCGCTCATTTAGATACTGCCTGATTAATTCTTTGGTATCATTCAAATATACTAAACAAAATTTTTTCCCTCTTTTCCCGACAACGATGTTTGTTTTATTCCCATCAAGTAAACCTTGTTTTTTGATCTGAAAAAGTTCATTTTTGCGTCCAGCTGAGTCAAACCCAATAGACCATAGAACTGCAAGCTGTAATTTCCCCTTTTCAACCAAAATGCTTCTTACTTTAATAAATTCATCGAAAGTGAAAAAGAAATTATCTTCGATGTCTTTGACTTTTGCACCAGGAATTCCTTTTACTTTTTTTGACATATTTACTTCATAGTCATAATCATCATCTTCCTCACAAAAAGTTAGAAGACTATTGATGGAACTTTTCAATCTATTTGTTCTTGCAGGAGACATACCACATTCTTCAGTAAAATATAAACTTAGGCCTCTAAAATCTTTTTTGTTTAATTCCAACACACATCTATTGTTTAGTTCTTTGAGTATGTAAATAAATATGATTCTTAAGTCTTGATAATAAGAATTTATTGTTGTCTTTGCTTTTTTTCGTTGTTTGTACTCTGCAATAAAGTCGTCAAGAATTCGCTTGTTTTCTTTGTTAACTTGTGCCCACAATTCCG